AATAAACATTGCGTTAGAGGAGAATTATACACGATGCATATTTCAATGAATCCAGATATTGCTTCTGGTTTAGTTAAATCTCATTTTACTTCTGAAGATTATCTAGAAGTTTCTGATGATATATTATTAGTCAGATTAATAGGTTCTATTTTTAAAGATATTACTTTTTCTCTATGTGATAATCCCCGCAGTACAATTCCTCAGAATTCTATGTTCTTACATAAAGAACTCATTTCTCAAAGAGTTAAAACTGAATTAGTAGATGATGAATCTGGTATGAGTGTTTTTGATCCTTATAGATACACATTTCCAGAGCATAAATCTGGTGATTGTGGTAGTCCTTTAGTTTCTACTATTGGTTATAAATCATTTTTAGTGGGAATTCACTGTGCTGGTCAAGGCACTCTTGGTTATGCATGTCCTATTGACAAAACTACTTTATTAAAACAATTACAAATATTACAAGATAGATGCATATTAACAAATATAGTTTCTGAAGGAGCCTTTCGTCTCAATACTACGAGTGAAATAGTCCCTTTAGGACCTAAATGTCCTCTATTATATGAAGATATACCTTCCGTCAATGTCTATGGAAAAATAAGTGATCATTCACATATTGCTTCCAAAAGTACTCTAACTAAAAGTGTCTTATTTGATAAAACTGATCATTTGTTAGGTGTTCCGTCTACTTATGATGGTCAACCTAAATATATGGCTCCTAGAATGAGATCGTTTCATAATGACGGCGTATTTTGTTCACCTGAAAATAATTTTATTAAGAAAGTTGGTGTTTTAAAAGCACCACTTAATAATAGAATTATGGAGAATGTTGTATTATCATTTACTACTGATCTAATATTACGTTTAAAAGCTGAAAATATCACCTCGGCCAACCCTGTTCCATTAAGTGTGGCACAAAATGGGTTTCCCGAAAATTTTTATTACAGAGCTATGCGTAATAACACTTCCGGTGGATTTCTTTTCACTGGTACAAAAAGTAAATATCAAGATAAAACACCGTTATCATTTAAGGAGGACGCTGTATCACCTAAACCTGAAGTTAAAATTCAAGTCCAGGAGATATTAGACTCTTACCTTCGCGATGAAACTAGTCATTCTATGGTTGGTGCTCAACTTAAGGATGAACCTCGTTCTAGAGCTAAAGTTATTAGTGGAAACACTAGAGTTTTTGCCATGTCATCTTATGATATGACTTTAGCTAATAGAATGTATCTTATGCCTTTTTATAGCTTAATGTGTCAACACAGGGATGTGTTTTTTACGAAAGTTGGTGTTAATATGCATTCATCAGAAGTTGATGTTATGTATAACACTCTCAAAGATTTCTCTCCGTATATTATGGAGGGTGATTATGGGGGCTACGATACCAGTATGCCAGTCGGCATTGGTATTATGGCTAATTCTGTAGTCTATAATTCTTTGAAAAAATTAGGATACAATGAACATTCTCTCAAAATAGTACAGGGATTATTAACTGATAATCTTTATCCTACAGTTGTTATGAATGGTACTGTCTTCACACCACCTGGTTTTCAACCCTCTGGTAAATATGCTACTGCAGAGGACAACTCCCTTAGGGGGATTATTCTTTTGTATTATGCTTTTGCCATTATGTGTACACCTTTGGGTGCAGACAATGCCATGAATCAAACAACCAAATTTAAAATAAGAGATTTTACTAAACTTTTATTACCTATAACATATGGTGATGATATGTTATGTGGTGTAAAAGAGGAATTATCTTCCTATTTTAATAATATATCTTATGGTAAATTTGTAGAGGAAATTTATTATATGACGTTTACTACGTCAGATAAAAAACAACATTCATCGAGATTCATCGATATATCTCAAATTTCTTTTTTAAAAAGAAGTTTTAGGTATCATCCAGAATTAAAAAGAATTGTTGCACCTTTAGATAAAGATTCCCTTATGAAAAGTCTTTGTTATTATTTACCCTCTAAAGAAATCACACCTGAGGAACAATTAGTTCAAACTTGTAACTCTGTTATGAGAGAACTCTTGTTTCACTGTGATGAAAAAGCCGAGTATGAAGGCTATAGAGAAAAATTTATACAAACACTCACTGAATTTACTAGGTTCGGTGATGAAGATGTTCGATCCATGTTCCCAACATGGATTGAATTAATTCATAAACATACTAGTGATTAGTTTTACTATCTTTTACTTATAAAAGATAAAACTTGTCGCCAAATCTACTGAACATTTAATCACTTTATCAAACCATAAGATGAATGTTTTCAGGAAACGACATTATAAAAGGAGATCTATTTAGATTTATTATAACACAATTAGTGCCTTATCGTGGCGTACCCACTTTAAAAGACAAATGTGTTGGTTTGCGTTCGTAATCACCTAATTCAGTGGTCACAAGAATGTAATATGAATTGCTAAACAACCAATTAATAACAACCCAAAGAAGTGTGAGCACCAAATGGCCTCATACTGCTGTAAACATCCAGTAATACCTTTTCAACAGAAATTGCATACTGCAGCTTCTCTTGATTTTGATAATGCTCTTGAAAAATTATCCAAAACTACGGAAAATTTACATACCATTACTAGAATCATTGAGCGCACATATGCAACTCCTGAATCTGAGGTTATACCACCTATTAAGGACCCCTTACTCAGTCCTAATTTTCAATTAACTTACAATGAATTGAAAATTAGAAGTGACTTAAGAACAGGACCTTTAACTTGTGATCTTTATCAAGAAGACAGATTATTCTTCTCTCGACAATTAAATCAATTCACTAAAGAATCAATATCTTTCAATCAACATTACAAAAAGACTTATGTATTAGCAGAATCTTTGAATCTTGAAAACTTTGAAGATACTTCTAGTGCTCAAGTTATGGGTTCTGATACTTCTAAAACCTTAGCTTCAGCTCTTGATGATAAAATTTATTTAGATGATTTTTTCAAGAGACCTGTAATTATAGATGTTAGAGGTATAGCGTTGAACACTAATATTGATTTCGTACTTGATCCATGGGCTTTATGGTCTGATTTACCATCCGTCAGGAATAAATTAGCTCATTTCGCTTATTTTCGAGGCAATCTCAAATTAAGGTTTAACTTATCAACATCAAAATTCCATTATGGTTCCTTGATGGCTAGTTACCAACCATTATCTGCAAATAATCGTAATTATTTAGTTATGAGAGGTCTTTCTCCCATAACTGATCAAAAGCGTTTATTTCGATCTAATTATCTTAGCCAAAGTCCTAATTTGTGTTATGTAAACGCAGGTCAAGATGACGATGTTCAAATGGATCTTCCATATGTACATCCTCAGCAAAGCTTACGTTTGTTTAACGCTTTTGGAGCTAGTGTTTTAGATAACATTTCATCTTACGAAGATTTTTTAGATCTAGGACAGTTATTTATAACTTCTCTAGGTAAAATTCATTCTCAAAATGTAGCTGAAACTGATAGTGTAGTTCTCACAGTTTATGCGTGGATGGAAGATGTAGAAATTTCTACACCTACCAATACACGTATTACTGTTACTGCAGAGTCTGAATTCACTACAAACCCTATTAGCACTGTTGCAACTTCTGTTGCAAACATTGCTGAAAAGTTATCTGATGTACCTGTTATCTCCACATTTGCTAAAGCCACACATATAGCAGCTACTGCTATTTCTAAAGTAGCTCTTATGTTTGGCTTTTCCAAACCCATTATTGTCGAACCTGTTAGTTTCGCTAAGCAAGTTACTTTTGCTAATGGTGCTACCATCATTGGTAGAGATACTGCTTATAAACTAACATGTGACCCCAAACAAGAATTAGCTCTCATGAATGATATCATGGGTTCTGGTTCTCATGATTCCCTAGCCCATAAATACATCACATCCATTCCTAGTCTATTGGATGTTTTGTCTTTAACGGATGAAGCTCAACCGTATTTATACACTTACTTAACATTACCCATCACTCCGATGCTTGGTACTCACTTTGTAAATACTTCTTCAACTACTACTAGACAAATGATGATGAATAGTTCATTAGCTCAAGTAGCTATGAATTACACTTACTGGCGCGGTACTGTGTCTTTTAGATTTGATGTTACTGCTCCCAATTTCACAAGAGGTAAATTAATTTTTATTTATGAACCCAATGGAACTGGTAGTTTAATTGATAGAGAAGATAGAACAACAATCATAAATCAACAATATATTGTTACTATGGATCTTGAAAAAGAACGTAGCATAACAGTACACGTTGGTTTTAACCATCACAAATCATTTGCGAATGTTCATCAATCTCCCAATAATAAAGGAATGGTTAGACCATATCTTAATCTTTCTGGTCAACCTACAGTCGAAATCATTGAATCAAATCAAAGAGGACAAAGCACAGGAATCATCACGGTTCGTGCTGCTACTTCCATCACTGGATTAAGCGTTACTGCTCCAATGTATATCAACACTTATGTTTATAGTGATGATATGGAATTTGCAGAACCTTGGGATCACTCTGTTAATCAATTAAATTCCAATGTAAATGCTGAAAGTGCTTATGAACAGGGTGAACCCCTTAATAAAGTACAAAGAAAAATCGACAATAAAGTTGATGTTTCCGGTAAAGAAATTATTATAAATAGGACTATTCCTAGTAATAATAATATTTTTACTGCACATTTCGGTGAAAAAATTGAATCATTACGTGTATTATTAAAACGTGATCAACTCGCTTTTCGAATTGTTCATGCTACAGCTAATACTATATCACATCCGGTTTATCCACCTCCAAATACTCTATTGATACCTAAAAGTGTTGCATTAACTGGTGATGTTGGAAGAGTCAATACTTTCAACATTATGCGTTATTGCTATTTAGGTGTCCGTGGCGGTATGAGATATAGAATCATAACCCGTAATGACCCTTTTTTAGGTAATATGATTATTAAGTACTTAAAAACCAGGGATTTTAATCCCAGAACTAGTGTATCAAGTATGAACTTGGACAACGTTGCGCCTTCAGTTGCAGGAACAATCGTTCAAAATACAGTACATGGTGGTATTGAATATGAGGTTCCTTATTTTAGCCCTCATTTATTTGATACTCCCTGTGCATATAATGAATATGATCGTTACGATAGATCCAAGGATATTTCAGGTGTTTCTATACACGCTGATATTTCAGGAGCTTTACCAACACAGGTGTTTCTCATGTCTATAGCAGAAGATTTTAATTTTCTGCGTTACCAAGGATCTTGTTTTTACAACATAGATCCTGTAACTAATACTTCATTTGATCCATAAACTAACTATAGTTAAATAGTCGCGAGCGAACGCGTATAAAAAAATAAAATAAAGTGCGAACGCATTATATTTTATGTTCGCACCTTTTAATTTCCAAGAAATATTTTATCTTTGCGATTCCCAAAG